TGATAGCATTACCTGCTGTACCAGCTGCTGCTGCTGTGAATGTTAAGTTAGCGTCAACTTCAGGATTTGTAGTGCTGTAAGAAGCATAAGAGTGACTTCTTTCTAACACTACTTCTATATCTTTTCCATTTTTAACCGTTAGTTCTAGCGGAGTTACTTCTAACCCACTATCTATATATGTTAATGATATATCATTTCCTATAATACCAGCTTCTTTAGATATTAACGTTACGTTGCTATTAGCTGTAATACTAGTAGTTAGAGTAGCTTTTGTGTTTTCACCACCTGAATAAAAAGTACCACGTAGTAATCTCGATGTACCTGCTAATTTAGTATTTGTTTCTACCATAATTTACCTCTCTTAATACTCAATAGTTACTACTGCATAGGGGTAGTCGTCTATCTGTATATACCCTTTTCTGTATTTTGCTAACATCAATAGTAGTTTAGCACTAGAAGAAGATGTAGCAGATAGAACTAAATCAACTTGTTGTGGTGTGATAGTTACGCTGCCACTTGAACTTGATGAAGCACTCATTAAGAGTTTTTCCATTTCTTTCAAGTCTACAGTAATACTACTTCCACTTATAATAGGAGCTGTTAATTCTACTTCTCGAGGAGTAACTATTAAAGTTCCTTTTGAACTAGAACTCATTGTAGGTTCTAAATTAATTAACAGAGTTAATATCATTGAACCACTTGAACTAGAACTAGCTGTCATGTTAAGTTCAGTATTGGTTGTTAATGTCATAGCAGCCGAACTAGCACTCGATACTGGTATTGCTGGTAAGTCAGGAATATATACTTCTGTTAAAAGAAAATCTCCTGAACCAGTTTGCCAATCAGTAACTAACTCACCTAATTGTGTAACTGCTCCTACATAGAGCATACCTGTTGAGGTTAGAAATGCCATATTACACCCCCATATTCGGTTGGACTGTAAAACTTATAGTTGGTGGGTAGTTAAACTTAGTTATTACTAATATATTAGCTGTACCTCCTGCATAAGGAAACTGTTGTGTTCCTACACCTAAGTTAGCATCAAAGAATAAATTCTTATATGTGTCTGAGGGTAGAAACTTAAACAAATTTGATGTCATTGTGGCATTATCATTTGTGGATACATATCCATTTTCTTTTGCATGTATATAACAACCTGTTTGATACGTTCTAGTCGGAGCAGAAGTAAATACTGGTAGGTCTGTAGCATCAGCACTTCTAGTCATACTGAAGTTCTTTATACAGCCCTTAGGAAAACCACATCCCATTGGAGTAACCCAGTAAGCATTATAGTCATAAGCTGTATCAGCTTGACTTGACCACAACTTGATAGATATTCTATCCCCTACATTCACAGCACCTGTATAAGCATTGTGAGTGAAGTACCATCCTGCACTCATAGATGTTCTAGTACCCGAATTGACCAACATATCATTTATATACATTTTAAAAGATATATTAGCAGGAGTGGCTATTAATCCCCTCATTACGATGTGTAATCCTTGAAGTTTGGGATGAATTTTACCTGTGACTCCTTGAGTTTGGAGGGCACCTGTGTAATAGAAATCTAAAGTATAACCAGTAGGTTCTGAGTTCTGTAAAGTTTGTGACACTACATTCTCAGTAGGAGTAAAAGTATAGGTAAAACTATATTTACTAGATTGATTAGCTGATTTACTTCTAATTGTTTTATGCATTACAACTTTACCTCCTTCCACTTCATACTTGATATATAAGGGGTCATATACAGAGCGTAAGGATATGAAGTATTATTACCCATAAAATCAGCATATACAACTAAATCAGAGATTAATGGGTACGTCTTATCACTTATAGTTAAGTCAGTAACAGTAGATGTTGTTTGTCCAGTTGATTGAGTAGTTCCTGTTAATATACCATATTTACCACCATAAGTAGTCGTACCTATATTAGGACTTCCAAATGCAGGGTCTGTTATCTTAGATAATGTATATGTTGTATCTAGCATAGATTTCTTAGAATTTACATTATCTAGTATAAGATAACTAGGTATAATAGCATAGTGAGAAGATACTAATCTCCAGTTATTCACTGTTCCATAAAAAGCAAATGTGAAGTTATCTCCCACGACTACGTTTTGATAAAAATTTTCTATAGTGTCATTATGTGGTAAAGATACTGTTCTGTATGTATAAGAGGTACCCCCACCTGATGTTCCGTTAGAATAAGATGTACCATTCTTTTTGTAGTTACCACCTATAGAACCATAAGAACCTAATTCATCCCTAACTACGTGCATAAATACAATGTCGTAAGCCATATTAGAAGGAATATTTCCATCTACTGCAGGGAAGTCACTAGCTTGTATTGTTAAACTAAACTGAGGAGTTCCTGGTTCTGACGCAGGAATTAAAGCTAATCCTCCATCTACGCTGTGCCAATCAGCAGAGCAAGTAAATACTTTACGAGTACTTACAGGGTTGTAATACTCTCTTACTAATTTAGGTTTCGACATCAGGCACCTCAATAATAAGGGTATTAGAGGTGAAGTTAAATCTCCACCCCAACATATCCTTATGTTTCTTTTCTAAATGCTTAGTAATATTTTCACATTTAGTTACCTCCAAAGGGCAAAGATAGTTTTTATCCTTTATAATTTTCATAAGCCCTCCTAAGCGTTTCTTGTAATAACCCCACTATACCCAAAGTTAGCTGTAGATGCGTTCACATTCTTCAAGACTATATAATGGGCATTTGTAACAGGGAATACGCAACCTAGTCGCCCACCAGCCCCTGTATCTGTGTCAAATTTAATTGTGTTAGTACCATCACTAAAATATAACTCGACGTCTTGACCCCAAAAGAGGTTTTGAATACACCATTCTACACCTGAACTAGGCTGAATAGCTAATGTACTATTTTGAGATAGAGAAGTTATTTCTGATACTGCTACTAATTCTGTAACTACTGTCATTTAAACCTCCTAATCGTTACTGATTGATAATGGGCTTGCTGTAGTGATATAGAATTTTTCACCAGCGTTAGTAGTTTTAGTTGTACCTAAATCGAATACAGCTAGAATTTTACCTGATGTCCCACTTGCAGCATCTGTTACGAAACCACCAACAACAGCAGTTCCACCTGTAGCAAAAGCTCCAAATTCTATTTGTGCTGAGTTGTGTGTTTCTCTCTTACCACCACTATTACCTGGTGTAGTAAGTGCTAGAGCTTGTCTTGCATAACCACTTTCAGTTACTTCTGTAATAGTTGATAGTGTACTTGTTTCCGTAGGAACTACAGTAGTCAATCCAACATATACTGCTGAAGGAATACTAGGAGAACCAATATGGAAAAGAAGGGAAAGAGCTAAATCATTTCCTTCATCTGATAGTTTGCCTGATGCAACCATTTGTTACCACCTTTCTTGTGTTTATATTGTGACAATACTTAAATTGTCTATGCTCATATTCGTATTACCATAATCAGGAACATTCCCACCCATACTAAAGCCAGTTCGTAAAAACCCAGTAGAGTAGTAGGTACCGCTACTTGTTTTGGTTGGGTTCGTAGGTCTAGTTTCAGCATCTGTCCAAACTCGTAAACAAGTCTGACTTTTATTAACACTAAGCTCAATATTGTACCAAGTATTATTAGCCATTGCAAAGGGATAACTGTCATTCAGGGGCATATAAATAGTTGCACTGGTTATATTTGCTGCTATGTCCAGTATAGTACTTCCTCCTGAGCTAGCCACAACAAAGAAACTAACAGCCCACCCACTAAAACTTCCAGTTATTGTTTTTTTAAACCTAAATGATACTTGTAAATGATTAGATTCTGGATTTAGTAGAGGCAAATTGTAATAGTTAGATTTAGTACAACTAGCACTAGCTGCTTTGTAACCATCCATGTTTACAACATTACTTTTTATAGAGGCAAAGTTAGCCCAACTTGCTCCAGTTACAACAGTGTAAGTTCCTGCAAGTACCCAGCCATTGTAGCCATCAAGAGCTCTATCACTAACATCAAAGTTATTAGATATTCCCTTAGTTCCAGCAGTCATAGCTGCGAGTAGTTTTGAGCCTAAAACCATTATGTTCCTCCTTGAATGTAATTAGCCCTCCAAATAGCTCCATTATCTGTAGTTCTAAGTAGTATAGTATTCTTTAAAGTGGTACTAAATGTAGGAGTAAAATCCCAATCCCATTTTATCGTTGGTAAAGTTAAAGTAACACCTGCACTTATAGAAAACTCAATCATACAAGTTACATACTCACCAGTACTAGATAGAGTTGGTAGCCCTAAAGAACAATTACCAGTTATATTAGCGGTATGTACAGAGTCACGGGTTAAAGTAAAATTTGTATTTTTATTACCCAAAGCTACTATAGTATTAGATACTTGAACACTTGTGTAAGTACCAGCTCTTGTTAAGAACTCACTGGCACTTCCACCACTCTCGACTAACTCTAAAGCAGTTAGATTAGGGTGAGTGTGTTTCTTTACCACAGCATCATCATACCCTGACTTTAGGGCAGTTGTTAATTTATTGGGAGTAAGTGTTTCCCCAGTTACTTTATCTACTTTAGAATCATCAGCCAAATCCAGTTCATTTAGGGCATCCTCAATATAAACAAAGTCGGCATTGTGCTGGGTTGGCTCAATGTCATCCCCAGCAACGAAAGCCTTATATGGAATTGTGTATTTATCTACCATTATTCCTCCTATGGATTTACTAATTTATTAATGTATCTGTCTCTTATTCTTTGTTCATCAACTACATTTGTTGGTGCAGCTTTCTGAATATTACCAAATCCTAAGTTTTGAAGTATATAATCACTTGGTTTACTTGGTTGAGTCTTATCAGGTTGGAAGATTCTTGAACCATACGTCTTTTGTGGCATCCATTGCTCTAGTGAACCTGCCTTAGTGAAGTTTCTTAATAGCTGTGAAGCTAGGAAAGGAAGTCTTTCAGTTGGGGCTAATTCAGTACCATTCAATGGTGAAACATCTTGAGTTGCTGGGTCAATGAAGTATCTACGTGAATTGTAGTCTTGAACTACATTAGGTTGTGATACCGCTCTACCTGTAAAGTCTGTTCCAGTTGCTATTTGGTGAGGTAGTGTTACGACAGGGTTAGCTGCTCCTAGAGCTTCAATAGAAGGGAATTTCTCTACCATCTTAGCTGTACTTGCTAGAGCTGCTTGTGGTAATAGTTTACCAGCATTGAATATTTCAGGTCTCCCTGTTTCATCCATACCTCTTACAAATCCACCTCTTGCATATTCAGGAACTCCAAATCCCATTTGATTTAGATAGTCACCTTGTTGGTCTTGGAATTGATTACCCAGTTGTCCAACAGCTCTTTGACCTGCTGTTATGAATGGGTGATTAACTACGTTATGAGCCATAATCTTAGGAACTTCTCTAACACCATACTTTATGAAAGGTGAAGCAAGAACTTCTCCAGCAACCTGTTTAGCGAAATCAGGCATTGGAAGATTACCTAGTGAATCGAAGTCTCTAAAGTCTCCAAACTCTTGTCTAGTCTTCTTGACTGCTTGGTCGTAAAATGGTCCAATCTTAGATAGTCTTTGTACTTCGTCTTTTAGGGCTCCTCCAACAGGTAGTTGTCCTTTTTTAATAAGGTTCATACGAGCTGGTTCTTCCAAGTTTTTATAAAAGGCACCACGTCTCGTAGCTTGTTCATTCATTCCTTCAAAACCGAAGAATGCGTCATTCCAAGCTTTATCTATCTTACCTAAAGGTGTAGTTACTTCTTGAGCAACGTCTTTAGCAGCTCCCTTGTAGAACCCACCTAAGTCTCTAGGATTAACCATATCTTTAGTTAAGCTACTAAATCCTTTTTGGTATAGTTCAGCAGGGTTCTTACCTGACATAAGAGCAAATGTGGCATCACCGACTCTGTTACCAGTAACCCATGAAGGTCTAGTAAGTACAGCACCTGTGAAAGCTTTCTTAACTTGTCTCATAGCTGGAATTGTCTTAGGTTGGAACTCCTTAGTTCTAGCACCTTGTACAAGTCTTTTACCACTTACATCTGTAGTTGCTTTAGCAACTGGTATTTCAGCTCTAATTTTATCTACTAAGTCTGCTAGTTGAGCATCAGGGACTTCTTTAAGAGATTTAACTCCAAGTCCTTCTTTAACTTTATTTACTATTTCAGGAGTAATACCTTTTTGACTGTATATATGACTGAATGTGTGTTGCTGACCAGGTGTTAAACTCTTGATACCCTTCATCTCACCAGCACCTTTGAAGCCTTTACCATATTGGTTAGCTCCTGATTTGGTAGCGAATTTTATGAAGTCATCAGCTTTAGTAGCCTGTGTACCCACGCTTTTAAGAGCTAATGGGTCTTTAATTATGAATTTACCAGTATTTCTGCCAATAGCACCCATATTATCGAATGCTTTACCAGCCTTACCAGCTTTAGACACTGCACCAGCTAGTTTACCACCTTTGATAAGGCTTGCTGCTGGTACTACATCTAATATATTTAAAGGGTGTTTAACGAAAGACTGTGCCAATGCACCTGGGTTAACCCCTTCTTGTTGTCCATATGATTCTGCGTATCCTTTAAGGATTGCTTTACCTAATTGTTTTGGTGTAGGAGCTTTTACATCACCTTTTACGAAAGATGGTATAGATGATACTACAGTTGATATTCCAGTACCGAAATCTTGAATATCTTTAAGAGCATTACCAAGCATATTGTTACTTGGTCTATCTTCAAAGAGAGTCTTTTTCTTTGGCTGTGCATTTAGTTCATTTTTATACTTCAAACGTAGGTCTCTACGTTGCTGCGAAAATGGGTCTCTAGCCATTGTGACTCCTTTCTTTATATTCCGTATTCGTGAGGATTAATATTTTTACCTTTACGACTTGCTTCGAAGTGTAGGTGAGGTCCAGTTGATATACCAGTATTACCTATTTTACCTATTTGTTGACCTGCTTTAACTCTCTGACCTGGTTTAACATTGAAGCCACTAGCGTGACCATATAACTGTTCATCACCGTTATCTGAAAGCATTCTAAGGAAGTTACCATATCCCCCATCTTGACCAACTCTTTCAATTATTCCTGATAGAGCTGCTAGGATTGGTGAGCCTTCTGCTCCACCAATATCTATACCTTTATGGAATGTCGAAGCACCCTTTTTAGGAGCTTTTCTTGGTCCATAATCTGATGTTATTAATCTACTTAGAGCAGGAAATACAGCCTGTACCATAGGTACAAGTTGTTCCATACCCATTTGTGGAGCTTGTGTAGCACCTGGTCCAGGACCTTGTACTTCGAATCCCCCACCAGGATTTTGTTGTTGATATTGAGCTAAATCTTGTGGACTTATTTGAGGTAATGGGGCATCTGCTAAGAAACCTTGAGGTATCCCTAAAGAACCTGTTAAAGTTCCTAAAGGAGTACTTGAGGGAGAGTTTTTATCCTCTTCAGGACCTCCCATACCACCAAACAATTTCTTTACTCCACCTACAACTAATTGTTGTGGGCTAAGACCAAATTGTTGAAGTAGTCCCATTCTAACCTCCTACGGACGTTAAAGTAGTCCCTACATTATCTGTGTATGCCATTAGTATCCACCACCTTGCATCTTATCTTGAGCGTGCATTCCTGTATATCCAGCAGCTCCACCACCACCGATTACCCCACCGATAGCTCCGAAACTACCCATTGGAGAAGACATTTCACCGAATTGTCCACCAAATCCAGGGTTAGTTTGTAAGATGTTACCTATTGCACTATCTATATTACCTGCTGATTGAGGTATTGAGTTATTAGCTGGTAATGATGCAGGGAACATTTGAGTATTGTTCATTTGACTCATATTTCCACCTTGTGGCATTGGTGCATTTTGTGGATACATTGATGCTGTAGGATTACCCATTGGTTGTTGTTGTTGAACTGATTGGAACCCTTGAGGTCTTACGGCTTCACCGTCCATCATTCTATTCATATTATTAACAGTCTGTGCTTGTTGACCTTGTGGTGCTTCATACTGACGTACTACTGCATTTCCAGGTTGTGGATTGGCAAAGTTATTAGTTACATTCTCTTGTTGCATAGGTCTACTCGTCCTTTCTAGTGGCGTAAATTTCTTAGTATTAGTCTGATTAATCGGTCTTATACTTGGTCGTTCACTCATTTGTGGCATCTTTGGCATTTCAGGATATGCTATTCTCTGACCTATATTAGGATTAGCTTCTGCTCTAATAGTAGGAGCAACTGCCTTAGTATTAAATCTTTCAGCAAACATTCTATTAAAATCATCAGCAACAGAAGAAGCCCCTGGACTTATTTTAGCAGCCAATGGGGCTGCCCCACTTGCTATCCCTTTAGCTCCGATTGCTCCAGCTCCACCAGCTTTAGCTATTCCAAATAGTCCAGGAGCCATAGCTCCAGCTACCATTGAAGCAGCAGCAGGGAAAGCGTTATTAGATATTGCTTGTCCTGGGTCGCCTATCATAGCAGGTCCATTAGCTTGGTGCATAAATGGCTGTTTACCTTTTAACATATCAAATAATTGGCTGTATGAATTAGTCATTTATTACTCCTAGTCTTTTATAATCTTAAAACTGTTACCTTTTTGATTAGGGTCTATCCCTAAGTGTACAAAATTCTTTTTTATATGATATTCTACTTCATTGAAGAACCCACAAGAACATGCTACTGTATATAGTCTAGCACAATCTTTAGTAGTTACATCAACTGCTGTAGCTTTCTTGCCTTCATTTATGTGAAGAGACTTAGCTACTCCACCAACATCTTTATTATGTTTCTTACAACGTCCACCACAAGTTACTATAAGTGGTACTTGTACTTTAGTTCTAAATGTCTGTAACTTTTCTAAGAAAGCATCATCCATATTAGTTCTACCACAACCACACTTACAAGTGAATTCCTTCATCTTAAAGTTAATCAATCTCGCCATCTGTATCCTCTTTCATTAATTCAGGGTTAAATAAAGCTTCTAACCTTGCTCTCTGCTTTTCTTCGTTCGTCAAGCAAGGCATAAGCTTATATCTAAGTTCTATTACTTCTTCATTGTCAAATAGAGTGTAACGTAAAGCTCCTATAAATCCTTCGTGAAATATAAACCATAGTCTAAATAGTTTCTTTAACATGTTTCCTCCTATTGCCAGTTAATTCCTAGTCCTCCTTGTTGAGGTTGTCCCTGTTGTTGAGGTTGTTGTTGAGGTCGTTTTAGTAGTTCCATTTTCATTAGAGTCATATTTTCAATATCCTGCATTGCTGCATTCAAGCCTTTAGCTGATACAGGTGAACCTTTTAAGGTTTCAATAGCCATATGTCTAAATTCTTGTGGATTTGGATTTTCTTTATCGATTCTATCCAATACTGATTGGAAAGCATTCATACCAGCTAGTTCTTGAGCAGCCATGTTATTCTTATTGATTTCAGATTGTCCTTTATTAATATCCATTTGGTTCTTTTGAGGAGCATACTTATTCTCAATAGCTTGACCTGTGTTATCAAGTGTTTTACCCTGATAATTAGCTCCAGCCATAGGTACCGCATATTTTGCAGCAGCTTGATTTGTAGCGTTAGTACCTTGAATAGCACTTTGTAGAGTACCTTCTTTAAGTTGATTTTCTAAATCAGTCTGTCTCATTCCTGGTCTCTTTTCTGTTAAAGAGAACAAGTTATTTAGAACAGATTGTTGATAAGCATCTGAAGGAATACCATCCATTGTAGGAGCCCCAACACTAGGTAATATCTTATTAGAATAGTTTCTACTAGACATAGCTTGTTGCTGGTCAAGATACTGTTTAAACGTTTCTTTATCGGCTGCTGACATACCATCTAAGTATTTAGGGTCTATACCAGCCATTTGAGCTAATGCTGACTGACCCCCTCTACGAGACTGTTCTTGCTGAATAGCAGCTGCGTTAGCTGCTTGATTCTGTTTATTAGCTAAATACATAGAACCTAGACCACTGACTAAAGCAGGTATAATCCCTTGTTTATTACCAATACTGCTTAGAGCAGCTAGAGCCATGTCACCACCACTCATAGTAGGGCTTCCACCGACAATTCCTCCTGGTGTGTTTGCTGAAGGTGTTCCTCCCATAATTAGCCTCCTTTAGCTACTTTAGCATTAAGTTCATTTATAGCTCCTAATAGAATAGGTATTAATCCACCGTAATTGACCATTTTGTAGCCACCGACATCACTTATTAAGTGAGGATATACTTTCTCAATTTCTTGAGCCATATTACCGACTTCAGGGTCTTCTGAACCTATGTAGTTAAAGTTGTAGACACCTAAGTCTTTAATTTTATCTAAGCATCCTACTTCAGGTACAATACCCTCTTTAAGTCTTTCATCAGAGAACATACCCATGAATGAAGCTTGTTTTTGAGCAGCAGCACTAACTTCAGCTTTGTATCCTTCAATCTTACTTGCGTAGATAGAGCTATCAAAGTTGTTAGAAAGTTGTGAAGCTTGCATATTAGAGTTATAGTTATTAGCTTGGACATCTCTGAAGTCATTAACGTCGTTACGTAAGTTACCAGCCCAACCTTGTAGGTTGTTGTAGTAATTCTGTTTACCAGCCAATTCTTGTTGTTTCAAGTCACCTTTACGAGATTCAATATCTTGAGCAATAGCAGCTTGTTGTTCAGCCATTGTCTTAGTGATAGCATCTCTTTCTTTATCGTAGTAAGAGTTAGTTGTAGAACCAAATCTAGCTGATGAAGTATCTTGAAGTGACTTAATTGTATCATTAAATGCAGCTTGTAGATTTTCTTGGGCACTACTAGACATAGTTTGTGCTTGTGCTTCTAGTTGAGCTTCAAGGTTAGGGTCAATAGTATTCATAGTAGGTAAGAAGTTTTTCATCAAATCTTCTACTGATGCTAAATCTTTTTGACGTTGCTCTTTATTTGCTCTTTCTTGTGCTGATGACACCTGTTTAGTTGTTATTACATCACCATTGACTTCCTTAGAACTAACTAAGTCACCATCTTGGTAAGTGTAAACAGACTTTTCTTTTGGTGCTTCAGGCATACTTGGCATTCCACCCATATTATATCTCCTTACTTCTTGTTAAGGCATACACTGCGTAATCTAGTGGTCTGCCATTCTTTTGTGATAACCCTTTTTTAATACCTTCAAATTCACACTTTAAACAGCGAGAAGCGAAGACCATTGTTTTTCTATTATAGATTGGTATAGTACAATCAATTCTATTCAAATCGAATCTAGTGAACAACTCTTGAGCAACTTTCTTAGCTACTTTGTTAGTAGTAGTTCCTTGTGCTTCTCTAGTAATAGTTGTATGGAACGCAGCTGTGTGACCCCCACCTCTCCAATCAGAGAGGAACATATACCCAATAAAAGCTCCTTTTTCATTGTAAATGGTAAAGAAGTAGGGTGTAACTAAGTCTATTAGCTGTTTGAACAGAATATCGCTGTTAGCTCTATCCCAATAATCATCCGCTATTATATCTATATTCTTGATAAACAAAGGTATTACTTTTGAATTAACTATAAAGTCTTCCACTTGTGTTGATTTAAATAAGTACCCATCTATAACGAAATCAAAATGTTCCATGTTTTACTCCCTTAATTCTAACAAGATTAGAATTGCTAATCTTCATTAGCTATTCCTCAATAACTACATCATAAAATGCTAGAGCGTTGATAATAAAGTCGTTAGTAGAAGTTATACTTACCTGTATTGATTTAAATATACCTGGAATGTTGACTCTTTTAATAGCACTAACATTCTTACGGTAAACACATTGACCCCATTTAGACACACCCCAAATTCCTTTGTTTCTTTGAGGAGCTGATATAGCACGTCTTTTAACACGAGTTGTATCTGTGTTAAATCTTAGTTCCAATGTTACATTATTAGATGCGTTACCATCAAACCCTAAATCCATACCTGATTCTACTGATTTAAGTTGGAGATTTCCAAACTTTAACCAAGCTGAAGACCATGTACCATTAAATAGTGAACCATTTAATGTTGTTGTACTGTTCTCACGAAGAATCTTTCCATCTGCTGTACCTGTGAATATTTCATCAGCAAATAAGCAAGCACATGTAACTGGTAGGGCTTTTCTTTTACACCACGATACTTTCTTAGAGTTACGTCTATCCATAATCCACACTGTGTTTAATTCATCTGTATCTTCATCTGAATCTGAACAGAAGAACCAAACTTGTTTCTTATTAGGATAAGCTATAGTGACCATCTTAGCTAAATTAGATGTCAGCATAGTATCAAAAGCTGGTGTTATATTTTTAGATAACTCACTCGATAGTTGAATTTGTTGTAATGAACTGTATTGCAAAGCAAAAATACCTTCATCATAGAACAACTGTTTGTTATCATAGTTTACAATACCTCTCTTTGAGAGAGAACCTTTGTCACTGAATGGTTTAATGTCAAAGTCAAGTGTTGATGTACCTGTTAGTAATACAGTAGATTTATCTCTGTGTATCGCTAATGAGTCTCCATAGTTATGAAGGGCTCTTAATGGAGCATCTGACCCTGATATTTGAGCGAAGTATCCACCGTCTTTTTCTGTTACCCATTCAGCTGGGTTTCCAACAGCTGAATAATAAAGAATACCGTCTTTTTCTTCAAACGCATAAACACGTCCTCTGAATAAGTGCGTTGCTTTAGCATAGACACCACGAGCTTCGAACAAACGACAAGTAACAATACTTGGATGTTCGTTACGTTGATAAATAAAAGGATTATCAACACCATTTGATACAATAACACCATTGTTGTAAGTAGTTAGATGATAGGAAGCATCTTTGTCAAGACCACCTTTAACCACACTATATGTAGCTAAATCAGAATCTTTAGTGTATCCTGTCTCTGAATTTATATCCCCTGATATACAGAAGTAGGCTTGAGTATCATCTGCATAGACGAATGCAAGCCATATATCTCTGTTCTTTTTATATTCTAATATAGCAAGGACTTTAGTACCTTCTCCTAAGTCTAGGACTTGTACATTACCCTTCATTTTATTTAACCCAGTTAAACCATATAATTCAACGTTCTCACTACTTGCCCAATCTAATGACCTAACAGAGTCGTTCATACTTAGAGGTGTTGCAAGCAGATTAGTACCGTTTGAAAAATCATAAAATCCGAAATCTGCCATGAATTACTCCTTATGTTGTTTCTAGCCAACCTCGTAAAACACAAGTAGCTACTGCTGTTAACCCTTGTAGTGCTACTACAGATGCCTTAATATCAATACCTTCTCCAAATTTAGTAGGACATTCTAATGGAAGTCTAATAGATGTATCTTGCAAGATAACTTCTGTGTAGTCAATAAAGAAATCTGTAGCTGCTTGTGATATATTATCATATTTAGCTTTAGTAGAGAATACACAAGGATACCCTGCTGTTTCAGCTCCGCAACCCATTACTAATTCTGTTACATACAGTTCTTTGCCTTTAGGTACTGTGTATCTTATATCTTTACATTTATTTTGACCTATTTGTATTCTACCATATATTGGTGTATTATCAATATGTCTTACATCGATGTTACCAGCAGCTCTACCACCTGTACCAGCTGTTACTGTTGTGACATAATTTACTCTGTAAATATCACTTACTGATGTTAATACTGCTGCTGTACCATTTAATTCTACTACTGTTGAAGCTTCAGAGAAATCTGATTTTAAGTAGTTAATTCTTATAGTTCTTACACCAGTGCCATCTGAATCGTCATTAGCACTAGAAGAAACAACTTCCATTTGCATTGCTGCTGTTGGAAATACATATTCTCCTCCGACTGCCCAAATATCTTCTATTGCTGCACCAACTGCTCCATTATACCCATACTTAGACCAAGGTATATGTCCTGTTATGTCACCTTCAGCTAGAGCTTGTAAATAAGGTTGTGAGCATACTTGAGGACTTCCATCATTACTTATAGTAAATATATTATCTAGTTTAGTAGTAATAGCATCTGTTGAAGTCTTAACTGCATCAGTTGATGTTTTTAAGGTATCTAGTTTAGTATTAGATGAAGTAACTGCTGTAGTTGTTAAGTCTACTGCTGATTTAACTAAATCTACACTTGTATCAATACCACCTAAAGCTACGTTACTAGCTGTTACTAGGTCATTTGTATCCTCAATTAAAGCATTAGTAGGAGCCATATCAATAGTTATAGCATCAGCATCGATTACGATACCGCTTCCTAGTCCCGCTACTATAGTGTCTAAAAGGTAATCATCATCTGATAAAGCTTTCTTAACACCTATTTTTATATCATCGTATGAACGTTGAACGTCTGTCATTTATTTCTCCTTAAACCCACGGTTTGAAAAAGTTACCTACTATGTCGTCGTTCTGACCATTCTTTCTATCCCCAATATCAAAGTACGGTTCTAGTTCTTGTGAACGTTTCAATTGACTTCTCATCTGTCTTAATTCTTGTGTACAACGAGAATTATAGTGTTGATACTTACTTCTATCAGGCATAGCTTTGTAATCTCTACAAGCACCGTAGATTAGGGCATCACTAAATTGTGTAGGAATTAATGAGAAATCTGTCTCTAATTCCATATTTGGTTGCAAGACTCCTGCTAGAGTCTTAGCACACATGTTTGTACAGTATTTAACTGTTAAAATCTTTCCATCTGATTCTGCACTAGGTATAGGATATAAGAGTAGTTTTTCTCCATATACGTTGTATCTATCAGGTCTACCTGTTCTTGTGTATAAGTAATTCCAAGCATATTCAGGAATTAAAGGATAGTCTCTATCCTCTATATGAATAGATGTCATTAAACCATCAGGTCTATCATACTCAAAAACATTCTCTTGTACCGTAATAGTTGTTACTTGGTCTCTAAATGTCCATCTATCTTGTTCCATCAATACAATAGAACGATTAATACTATTAATAGCATTCTTTAGTTTCTTATATTCTGTTTCTTCTGTATCGGCAAATGTTACAGGCTCATCTAGGTCAAGAATGACAGATGCTTTCTTTATCAGAGCGAAGAAGTTAAAATTTGTATCAGACATCTTATTCCTTTCCTTAGTTAATAAAAAGGGGAGGAAGTAAATCCTCCTCCCCGATTATAATTATGTTCCAGTTGTATATGCAATCGTACAAGTCAAGATACCAAGCATTTCAGAGTAAATTACTTTACCACCATAGAAATACAAAGCTCTTACTGATTGAGCGAAGTACCCACCAGGTCCAAGGTCTACTCTATCAAGTTTTGCAACTTTCATAGCGAAAGTACAAGCTTCTTTGCTTGTTCCAGCTACGATAGTGAAAACTCCATTAGTATCAGCTGCTATACGTCTTGATTCGATGATGTCGAATCCAGCGAATGTACCAAGTGAATCACCTGAACGAACAACTTTATCACCTAGTGATGTTGATTTGTCCTTAGCTTCAGGAGTAAGTCTGATAAGACCTACAAGTTCAGTTGGAGCGATAATGAATGGATTAGCGCCTTGTGGAAGTGTTTTAGTCTTAGCCAATAGAACTCCGAACTCAACTAATGTTGCGTACAAGTTACTAGGGTCTAGGTCTAGAGGCACTGTAGGTGTTCCCATTGCGTTATCAGTATCCGCACCAGCAAGCATAAGACTTTCGATGTAAATATCAACAGTTTCTGCTAATGCTACACCAGCTCTCTTAACACACTCGTTAAGGATGTCGATGTCCATGTCAGCAACGTCTAAATCATCGATTTGTAGGTTCCAATACTTTTGTTGGTCAATTGTGAAAGTGATTTTTTCACTTGTCATTGATTCAGCTGTAATCGCTTGGTTACGTTCATAAGCCTTAATTGATGGTGTCCCAACTTTTCTGATGTGAATTGTATCATTTTTACCTTTGATAGCCTTCTCATACTTGAAGTTGACACATTGTTTGAATACGAAGTTCGCATCGAAGTGTCTTAAAAGTTCTTTTACCCAAGATTCAGGTACCAAGTTTGTATATTGGTTAGTCCCTGGAAACTGACTGGCACTGACACGAGCTGGATTAGTTGTACCCATTTACGGTTCTCCTTTCATTCTGTGCTTCACGCACCTTACTAAAATTTCTCTCTACTCTTAAAGTATTCCCTAAGTTCTTCGTTCTTAGGGTCGTTCCAAATATTATCAGGAACTTCAGCAGCAGAGGTATAAGGGAAGCTTCCTGTTTTAGGACTTCCAGCACCTTTCCGTGCTTGTGGATTCGTCAACTTTTTCTTCAAATCCTCATTTTTATTATTAGCTTTATCTTGTTGAGCAGCAGCTAGACCACTTTTGTAGCCTTCGTCATATATGCTTTTGCCATACTGTAAGTATTGCATACTACGTTCTGTGTCAACAATGTTACCATCTGTTATGATGTCTGTTAGAAGAGCTTCAGCTGCTTTTGATATAGCAGGATTCTTCAAGATTTCTTCATTAGCTGTAATGAAGTTTTCCACGATAGCTAAGTTAGTTTTACTATACGCTTCAGTTTTGTATTGTTCTTGGAACCCATCTAGTTCCTTGCAATATTGACCGTAGCGGTAGTTAGCCTCCGCTTCTGTCATCTCATTAGCATCTACTTGGGCTTGGAAAGCTGCAAAAGCTTCATCCTTTTTACTATCTACGGCTTTTTCAACTCCGATTAGATTTTTCTTGTATTGTGCTACATAACTGTCTTTTTCACCAGTATCTTCTTGAAGTAACTGTTTAACATTAGCTAAATCTCTCTGTGTATTATCTACAAGAGTTTGCTTTGCTACACGGTCTTCATCAATAGCTTTTATAGTATCTAACAGAGTTTCACGTCTCAATGATTTATCGATATGTGATAAGTCAATATCATCAAATCCGAAGTAATCATCTTCTTCACCTTCATCGGTAGAGACGTCTCCAACAGGGGTATCTGATTCTTTTGAATCAGCGTGTCCGACTTCTTCGAAAACTGCTGCTTTAGTTAATGCAGAACCATTGTCATCATCTGTTATGTCTCCATAATAATTATCAAATGATGTGTCTGTATCAACTGGTGGTACTAAGTCAGCCGATGCTGCCACTACCGTAATTTCTTGTCCATCTAATGCCATTATTCAACTCCTTTTGTATCATAGTACTTTAAATCTAATATATTGTCTTTATCTACACTATATATGGTACATCCTGTTGAGTTGTTTAGTCGTTTTAGTGATTTTCTGCACATTTCTGCGTATTTATCCTTTGGTTTGTCTTTAGCTCTAAAAACTTGTGTTCTCTTTATACTTTGTAATCCTGGTGGGCACGCCCTATTAGGTTCCATTTCCCCAGGGTCTAAACCTAGTCCTGTACCATCACAGTATTCCCAAGAGCCAGTTAAGTCTAGTCCACAAGTTATAATATTCTTAGCACCGTGTTCCTTTGCATATTTAACTGCGAATACACCACTATTAGTAGTTGTTTCACCCATCACTTCGTAGATAGGAATTTTAGTAGATTTACGATAAATCCACTCCCTATTACTAGAGGATGTAATAATTTTTCTATCTTGGTATTTTGGGTCTAGACATTTTTTAAGATGGTCTAAGAAAGCCCAGTATTCAGAACTAAAGTAGTCTCTAGCGTGATTTACTGCTATCTTATTATCCCAATCTTTAAAGTGTTCTTCTAGTTCTTCAATACGACCAGCTATAGAGCTGCCCATACAGAAGATAACCCACGTATCTTTATTCTTCAATGTCATCTTTATAATTAGCCCACGATTCTACCTGGTCAAATATAGACTTTCTACCAGCAAGAAAGTTGTGTGAAGACATCACATTGTCGGGGTCTCCACACAATCTCATCATACTGTAATCTATATCTTTAATTAACGATTTAAGCTCCTGGAACAGCGGGTTGTTGTTCAACTCCACCATTTTGTGCTGCCATACCTGGCGTTCCTGCTCCTTGTCCATTAGGGTCTCCTCCTTGTTGTTGCATCATCATTTGTTGTACGACTTGTTGGAGTCCTCCACTTTGAACGAATTGTTCTTTGATGGAATGAAGTTTATCAGGTGGTAGTCCCATCTTAGCCAAAGCATCATCAATTGGGTCTACTGCTAGGATTTTATCTCCATCTGCAATATTCAATTTAGATACCATTAGACTTAGGAACTCGTTCCAGTTAATATTAGCTTTACCTGCGAATGGTGCCAATAGGTTGCTTAATTTCTGCATTTTTGCTTCCATTTCAACAACTGATTGACTATCTCCGTAGATATATTGATAATCACCTTGTCTTACTTCAGGAGTAACTGTACCGAACTGTGGTTGTCCACCTTGTTCTCCAGTCTTAATATTCTGTTCTTCGAAGTTCATATTAGCTTGTAAAGCTGCAATGTTTTCGATTGTAGGAATAGTCCACTCCCTATTAAGTTTACTAATTGTCATAGACAACCGAGTGTTCTGCCCCGTAACTGTAGCCGATGTCTCTGTGGCTGTACGAGTTCTACTATCTTGGGCACCAACCATGTACTTGAAAGCACCAGTTGAAGCTTCGATTTTACTTTCCATTAAGGTTAAGAAGTCAAAACCAACAAGTCCATCCTTAAAGTTATAAGGAGACGGCTTCGCATTTCCGTCATTAAATATATTGTTATACTCAACGACTTTACCAGGATATAGAGCTATTCTATTCTGTGTAAAATAGTCCATAGGAGCGAGTACAGGTGGATTTAAAGCAAGCTTTAATCCTCTCAACTGACCGTTCAAGATTTGTGAACTTGCTTGGTTAATTGGAACTGCAACGAGTAATGGGCTTCTTCCTCTTTTAGATTTAGGGTCAGGCATCCAAGGACTCATAGTGAATGGATTTCTGATATAAGGGTTTGGTTCAAGTCTTACTAAGAATCTATCAGCAACAACAGTTGCAACATAGTTTTTAAGGACTGTACCATCTTTAAGTTTTATATCTCCCCAACATTCTAATACAACAACTTGGTCTCCAATATTACCAGTTTGACCATCCATATAATATTTGTTAGATGTAAGGTCTTCACCATTCTGACACATATTCTTAATGTATTCTTTTTGGTCTTTCTTTAATAGAGTGTATTGTTGGTTATTAACAACGTTATAAGGGTCTTCTAGAGAGTATAAGATTTTATTACAAGATAAGAAGTTCTTAACTTCATTCTTATCGAATACGAAGTTTAGAGGGTCGATAGCTGTTACTTTAACACCATCGTACTTAACTTGAGGTACCTTTTGTATCTCTTCTATTTCTTGTTCACCCATCTGCATCCCACTGATTGGGTCTATGATAGGTTGCATAGTTTTAACTTTACGTCTAGAAAATTCTATTTCAGTATCCCAATAAGTAAATGCAATAGCTTCACCTTTAGTAAGCCAGTGGTGCATTGCTTCTGATGCTTCATCTTCAAACTTCATATTACGAAGAGCATCTTCGATATTAGCTTTCTGTAATGTTGCGTTCTCTTGAGATGCGTCATCCTTACCTTCTACACCAAACATCATTCTGTAGTTTTGGAAGTTAGACTTCTCTAAGTTAGACATTAATGTGTGGTATTGTTCATAGATTTGAGGTAATAGAATAGTTTCATCATTATTTCTATCATTATGGGTAACATCCACGTACAGAGATTCCTCTATCTTCTCATATTGGTCTCTCTGTCCGTTTCTGTCTTTGTCCCAGTTTTTATAATTATTAGTTATTTGGTCAACGAGTTCTAGTGATTCTTCATTACTAGGTGAAAATTCTTCGTCGTTATTAAATACGTATGTTCCCATTAGTAATCATCTCCTACTAAGTTAAATCGTGAATCTACAAGTCTTGGTCTACCCATATCTTTTGCTGGATTTGATTCTATTTGAAGTGGGAAGTAATAACTTACAATGTAAGAAGCTCCATCAAATACGTGAGGGTCGAACTTAGCATTTATATCTTTTCTCATCTCTGCTCTTGAAGGTTCCATAATAATATTAGTACCTTGAGCAAATTTTAAGTTTTCAATACAATGTATAAGTCTTGGAGTAGCTGGTTGTAAATCACCATCTTTATCGTATGTAGCGTTAAAGAACAATGAATGTTCACCACTAGCATTACACATCTTAGAGTTCCAAGCATTAACTCTGACTATTCTATCAGGGTTCTTACTAGGAATATGAGCGTAACGTTTAACTCTATACCCACCATGTGATAGGGCATTAATTATAATAGCATAGTTATCACCACGCACAGCAGCAGCTTGTTTCTGCCCACCTGATGCGTCTCCGTTTATGATTATATCACGGTATCCACTTTGGGGATAACGTCTCATAAACTCAAAAATACACTGCTCGGTATCAGTATGCTCCAGCACTATTTCATCGAGGAAATATACACAATCGTCATATACCTGCACAATAAACCAGCAGTTTGGGTCCCAGTTAAAGTCGCACGAGATGTGCAACGGATATTTTGGATTATACATAAGAGGTACTAATTGCTTATCTCTATCAAAGCCTTTAGATACTAAACCTGAAGTATAGTCTCCAAATTCTCCTAGTACGTTAATCTTATAAAATTCTGGGTCAAATGAAGATTTCATTTGGGCTACATATGATAGACTGTTGTGGAAGTTTTGAATAGTTGGTGCAATAACCAATCTATAAGCAACTTTAACCTTTTCAGGTCCATCTTCTAGCTCTAATAACTCTTCTGTTATTTTTCTTATATATCTAGTTCTACCTGTACGTCCTTTAACTGTAAATTCTACAGTTTCATCTGTATACTCGATAGTAGATTTAGTCTTCTCAACAAAGTGTTTATAAATCCAACCTTTGCTCGCCTCAGGGTTCGTGTGAGCGAATAAACGTCTTCTTGGGATGATAGTACCCTGTTCAGTTACAGTCTGTCTTAAACGACCTAGCATCTCTTTAAAAGATGATTCCTCCATTAATGAAGCTTCTTCCATTTCTATGAAGCCAGCTTCCAATGAACGTAACTTTTCAGGTTCAGAACAGTGTGAGAAGTAAACGGTTGAACCGTTCTTAAATTTTAATGTATGTTTTGTTTCATTATAGTCCCAGTGTCTCTTCTTCATGAGTCCACTTTTGGCTAATAATTCAAACCATTTAGCTCTAGTAGCTTTATCTACTTGGTCAAATGTATTTGCTACTACAATACCTGTAATACCAGGATACTGTATGCAAAGGGATATACCTAATAAAGAACCAGCGAATGTTTTACCACTTCCCATTCCACCTTGATACATTGATATGTCAATATCTATATCGTGGTCTATGTTCATAAACTTGGCTTGTGTTGGTAATAATTCAATCATAATAAACCTTACAAGATATTTAAATCTCCCTCTGTAATTATTTGGAGAATAGGAGCAACATTGTTTTCAGCTCTTTCTTCAGTCTTACTTAATAGTTTATCAAGTAGAGTTAAAGCAGCAATCTTATCAGGTGCCTTATAACTCGTAGCTAATACTTTCTTTGTTTCATTGATAATCCAATCTCTATTGATTTTGGCTTTATCAGCAGATTTATCAATCTCTTTGTTTACGTATTCGATAATTTCAGGATTAGATGACCATTCGTCACCTATCTTTTTAGCAAATTTCTTATCAACACCAGCAGCTATCGCAGCTTTAGTTGAGTTGCTCTTGTTTATTAGCTCCTGACCGAATTTCTTTTGCTGTGGAGTCAACATTTTGAACCTCCTCTTTCTTCAAAGATTGAATAACCCTCCTCTTAAATGAAAATAAGATGTTTCTTACATCCTTTACAGTTAGTTTGTTATTGTGGTAGATGAATCCAGTGTATTTAACCTTATCTAGATTGACAATAAAGTTAATCTTATTACCGTCATTACGGTTATAGTCAACTTTTATAGATGATGCGCCAGTAAAGAACTTTTCTAATAGTTTCTTTGTTAGTTGCATTAATTCAATCTTGTTCATACTATCACCTTATCAACTTCTGAATGACTGTGTAAAGACGTTAAACACGTCTTGTATAGGTCTTTAATCCTATTTCACTCGGGAATCACGTAACATCAATTTAGCAGCGACTAATGCCTTATCTTCAGGCAAATCAGGCTGTGTAACTCTTACTGTATTTAATAGTATAGATAATTGAGTCATATCTTTATCCATACTTCTATAAAATCTTTTAACGAATATACCCGCTGTGTTTAGTACAGCATCAAAGTCAAAAGTATTGTCCAAATGGACATACGCTTTAAAGGGGATATTCATAGGTTTAAGAACTTCAATCTTAGTGTTGTACTTCTTATTACCTCTATCTGTGTGAGGACCTACATAAAGGTTCTCTACGACTAAACCGTCTCGTACTATCTTATCTGTGATTAGTATTTTAAGGTCTTCTTGCATCATGTCAAGACGTTCTTTAGTTACAATCATAAAATCTCCATAAAAAAGGCTCTTCGTCGAGAGCCTGTTGATAATATATACGAACGTATATCACAAAGTATATACCTCTATACTTATATTATAACACTTATTTTCAGAAAACCCACCTATATTTGGTAAAGAATTGTAACAATTAATGTGGACTGTGTGTAATAAAAGAGGTATAATTAAGTATAACATAAAGAAAGGAGTCATTATGAGAGATGGTTATTATGGTATTGTTGTTTGTCCGCACTGTAACGGAGTTCTAAGAGTAGAAGACATTGCAGTAGATGAAATAACAGCGATATGTAAGTTATGCGGTAAAGCATTTGATGAGGAGGATGTAAAATGATAGAGTGCAAACATTTATCTTCAATACAGTATAACATTAAGTACTGCAATATTACTAAAGAAATATGTACTGGGTACACTACTTGCCCTAAATACGAAAGAGGTAAATAATGATTGAAAAGGTTATAGCAATATCAGATTGGCACGTACCATTCCACGATGTTGAAGCCACAGAGTGTTTCCTACGTCTTCTAAGAGATGTTAAACCTGATGAGTTAGTATTGAACGGTAATATGAATGATTGTTCTATGTTCTCTGCTCACCCTAAAAAGAAGGAAATAGCACTTGCTTTTAAAACAGCTAGAGATGAGAGAAAAGAATGGTTTAAAGTTGCCAAAAAGTTAAGAGATGCAGCAGGTCCTGATTGTAAGATTACATATGTTGGTTCTAACTGCCACGAAGGTTGGATAGAAATGGCAGCATCATTAAATGATATTATGATTGATGACCCTCAATATGAGATACAGAATTGGTTCGAATTAGAAAGATTTAATATCGGATTTGAAAGGGAAAGTTATGAGAAAAATGGATTTGTGTTTACCCACGGCACGAAAGCTCGTTCAGAAAGTGGAGCATCTGCTAGATTTGAACACACAACCTGGGGTTGCAATGGGGCATCAGCTCACACTCACAGACTTGGAGCTTACTATCATACGACTAGGGGTGTCCCAAACGTTTGGTTTGAGGTCGGATGTATGTGTCAGCGAAGAGCCTGGTACACATTAAAAGGTTGTACAAGTCAGATGAACTGGCAACAAGGATTCCTCTATATGGATTTTGAGGATGAAGTATTTAGTGGACAATTAATCCCAGTGTTACGTAATAGTAAAGATAAGCCAATGATATTTTTCAACGGCAACAAGTATTAGGAGGAAATATGGAAAGTTTTAACACAACAGTAATCGAAGCAATGAAGACACGGGTTAAAGATATGTTATCCCAAACTTACCCAGTAAGAGATGAGGCTGTGGAAATCGCTCGTTATCTTTATATGATTCGTAGGTTAGCCCAAGAAGATAACTGTATCTTTGTTAGTAGAGTAAGAGGAGAATAATTATGGAAACATTATTAGGAATATCAATTACATTAATCTTAGCAGGAGGTTTAATTAAACTAGAAGAGTTCTTAAATCCCACCGAGGAATCTATCGAGGATTTCGTGACTAATAATCTAGTTTGTGGCAGAACAATTCCAGGACCACCACCATTGGATGAGCAGTTCTACAAGAAAGATAAAGATGTCACAGTAGAATACAATTAGAGGTTAAAAGATAATCAGGACGAGTTTCACGGCTCGTCCTTTTTTATTTAATTTAAGTCATTGCTATTTGCCCCTTTAAATTCCCAATCTAGACTTCTATTCTTTCAGGAAACTAATTCTATATAAACAGGAGCAAACGCAATATTCACAAGCTTATCATAGTCTCTCCATCCGTGTAGCCTTTTGATAATGAGGTTCTTCGAGACTATGATGCTTATAATTCATAGGTTAGCTTAATATTACTTAACATATAGAGGAGTCTTTTTCCTATTTTGGATTAGATGCACAGTATCCATACCACCATATGACATGCCCCCCCACCCACTAGAATTGGGCACCCAGGGGGGTATAATACTCATGTAAACTAATAGGCACAACACTTTCAACGATGATATACATTATATATACTATACATATACATAGCACATACATTGTATATGCTCACAATATATACGGGATATATACGTTGGGTATATACACAGTGATATACAGGATATACAGAGATAGACATACGGCAGTGATATACAGCGTAGTACAACTATGATATACTGCAATGATATACATAGTATACATCTTGACCTCTAATCTAGTGAAGATAGAGAGATACAACCCGATTAGATTAACTCAAACTCAATAAAATCGGTGTATTGACATATAATCAATTCGTGTTATAATGCGTGCGTGCGTACGTGCAATAAGATTAAAGGGAATCATCACTTTCAGCCCAAACACTGTGATAGACTAGCTTTGAGGCGTTTTAGTCATCTTTTGATGATATAAACAAGTCCTGTAATACTACGTAGTTTACAGTGTATGACTAGCTTTAAAGGCATTTAATAGCACTTAATCATAATTACATAAGGTTATGAAGGTATTGTAACGAAATGTAAAGCACTCAATCCCAGCGATAGCTTGAAAGTAAAAAACTCATTGGTCGATAAGGTTGAGAAAAAAATTAAAGTATGTCATAGTGGTAGTATCAAAACAAACCAACTTGACAACTTAATACATACTAATCAAGTAAATAGATTAAATTGAGTCGATAGAAACGACTATAAATAACAAAACTAAACTAGTTTAATCAAAACACTTGACAAAACAAAAAAGTATGTCATAATGGTAGTATCAAATTAAATAAGTCGTTCAAAGGACTATAAAACATTGGGCTTAATACTATCCAAATAATTAGTATAAAACAACTATAAAGTAACAAGGTTATAGTAAAATATATACACTTGTCACCACTTGCAGAAGTGGGGATTATCGAGTAGCGTTTCATAGTATCGAATAAACTATGCGTCGAACTGGTATCGGATTACTAGCAGTGGAAAATTCACAGTCATTGTTAAAGTATTCAGCTTGTTTAAGATAGGTTATAAACCTCTAATTATAATGCTCTAGGGTAACGAGTATATTAATAAAGTTTATGTAAGCCCTGTTTGAGTTGGAAAAATAATATAATGCCTAGGGATTAGCACAAGGTAAGGGTCGTTATACTGCACATAGTCCATCAGACGTTATGAGCAATATTTGTTATGAGTATTGCGAGGATACCATACCCAGCAGCGGTATAGTCACGCACGTGGAAGAACGGCTTGTGTAACACTTCAACAGGTTATAAACAAGTTATAGGTATGTGCGGAATGTTTAGTAGACATTCGTTAAATAACGAAACATGTAGGTAAATTAGCTTATATGGACTATAAATCAAGGTGAGGGTTTACAAAGGAAACAGTTGTGAGTTGAGATTAGACTTCAAACCTTGTGACTGTTTCTTATCATAATATAAGTAATGAGCGTGGTATTAAGTTATCACGCTCTATTCTTATGCAAGTGTAGTTCAACGGTAGAACAAGAGCCTCCAAAACTCTTGATAGTGGTTCAATTCCATTCACTTGCGTATAATAGATTAATAGGGAATAAGTATGAAAATGAAAATAGAAAGTGGATTGATGTACATAGTATTTCTTGCTTCAGTGATATGCCCTATATTACTAGGCGTATTATACTATGGATTTGGGGTAAGATAAGTAATGGCAGAAGGTGGGCAAAATATGGTGTGGGTGATACTAATAATAGTACTAATATTTGGGAGGGTAATATGACTCGAGAAATTGGCATGAAAAGAATACTTAAATCAGATTGTGGGTGGGCTGTGTTTACATTATGTCCTATGAACACAAGTAATCCACAACCTACTAATGCCTTTTGGCAGCAAACTAGTAAGTACTACACATCAATAGGGAGGTGTCAAAAATACACAGGAGTAATATTATGACTGACATTAAACTAAATCTAATAAGTATAGCCAAGAGTGAGCTATACGAGTGCAAAATCAATGATGATTTAATCATCAACATAAAGCGTAATGACCATACATACGATATAACTATATCTAGTACCAATGATAGCGTATTAGAGGATTTAACTGTGTATGAGTCTGATTATGACACATATAGTGATGATAACGATTACCCTAATGATGACAATGATGGAGATAATGACGATGACTACGACGAAGACTACGAAGATGATGACTAAACAAGCTGAATATAGTAGTAAGCTAAAAAATGAAGGATTTATGCCTAGAGTTACGCACATTGACCCTAATAAGATACTCAAGAGCATAATGGCACCACATCTATTAAACTATGTGAGGTAGTATGTTCAAGGACTACTATGAATATGTAAATGTAGAGCCATTTAACGATGGTTATGACCTGTGTATTACAGCAAGGAGAGTACCTGATGAACTTATTTAAAGTAGCTTTAGTTACATTTATAGTGTATAATGTATGTAATGGATTAACTTACTCATATACACCGCCTAAACAGTATATACAACCACCAAGTTATGAAGAGTTACAATCGTATAACAATGAATTAGTGGAGGATTATTGTAATGGCGACACGTCACAAATTACACGATAATAGAGAGTACGAAGCATTCATAGCCTTATTAAAGACACTAGAATGTACAATCGTAGAGGAAATATGGGCTAATAAGTTCAATGGAACAAGACTAACACGCAAGCCTAGTGCCTTCTTTGATGGTATGGAGTTACATGACTTCATAATATATATAACAGTTGGGCATAAAGATAGAAATCATGAAGAGTTCAATGATTATATAGTAGCCAATTATGTCAGTAGTAAGAAGCATCTTGAGTTATGTAATAATATTAGAGGAGAATTGGCATATGGCACAAGACAACACAATGTTACAGATATATCTGAATGATATAGCAAAGACTAAACTATTGACACAAGATGAAGAGATAGCTTTATTCCAAGCATTACATGCTGGTGATACGAAAGCTAAGGAAAAGATAATTAAAGCCAACCTCCGTCTAGTAGTGTCCTTGTCACGTAAGTTCATGGGGCAGGGACTTCCTTTTATGGACATTGTTCAAGAAGGCAATATTGGATTGATGAAAGCAGTTGATAAGTTCGATATTAACAAAGGTATAGCATTTAGCACGTATGCTACACCATGGATTTACAGTACGATTAAGCGTGGTATGACTAATACAACGCAACTCATTAGAGTACCTGAACATATGGTCACTAAGCTAAGACTGTATAAGAGAGCATACACAGCACTAAATATGGATTTACATAGAGAACCTACTAGCCTTGAGTTAGCTGATTACATGGATTTAACTGAAGCACAGATTGAACAGATAAAGGATGTGCTTAATAGTGAAGTGCCTGTATCACTTGACTTTGTAGTAGGTGAGAGCCTTACAATAGCTGATGTAGTACCCGATATTGAGGAACATACACCTGCCTTTGGTACTGATAACACTTGCTTAACAGATGATGTTTATAAGATGATTAAGACATTAGATGATAGAGAGCAGTTCGTTATGATACATAAGTATGGGCTATTTGGTGTATCAGATAAGTCTAACGTAGAGATAGCACCTATGATTAAAGTAGGGGCTGAACAAGTACGTAGAATACACAACTGTGCTATGGATAAGTTAAAGGCACTCAAAGGACTAAAGAATGTACACGGTTATATAATGGAGGAAATCTAATATGGTCTATGGTTACAATGATGAAGATTGGGGTCAAGATGGTTACTATAAGCGTAACAACAATGTTGGCTATACAGTAACACCTGCACCCAAGAAGGAATACACAGTTGAAGTAACAGCATTAGAGCCTACTGAATGCTTTAAGAAGTTACAAGACTTGTTTTGGCGACAACCTAAGTGGGAAGCGTTACACTTTACCTCTGAAGCGTGGTTTAAGCTGAATTGCTTCACTCATTTAGCAGGTAGTTTCGAGATTACAGGCTATGGTAAAGTGGAGAAGATAGATGGACACGATACCATAACAGACATAAGAATACTGCAACAGATAGTCGAGAAGGCTGAAGTTAATGTAACAGATGATGCAGGTATGATGTTTATGATGTCAATACCCGAAGAAGAGCTTGGACTGTGGGTTTTAGACTGGCACTCACATGTTAATATGAGTACCTTTGCTAGTACAACAGATACAAAGAACTACAATGAAATGTATAAGATGAAGAACGCTTCATTCCCTGCTCTGATATTCAATAAGAAACAGGAAGTATGGTGCCATGAATGGTATGGTGATGATGTTAAAGGTGACTCTATCAAGGTGACATATGATGGTGAGCAAAAGCTATCAATGGAAGAGTACGAAGCTATGTACAAAGAGTGCTATGAGTTAGTGCAATCATTATGTGCTAAGAGTATAACATACGAGGTGGTTAAGTCTAAAACTACACCCTCCACATCAGTTACGAGAGGTACAAGTGAAACTGCGAAACAAAATGCTATCCTCTATAAGGGCTGGACTGCCGACGACTGGAAAACAGCACAGTATAATAAAGAACTTGGTTATTACATAAGAGCAGGTATCCCATTAAGTAAGCAACAACGTAAAAAGATAGCTAAAGCACAAGCTAGTATGGATAAACGTATAGCTGAAATGGATACGCTAAGACAAAAGTATGGAGAAGTCGAGTTGACTGATGATGAAGTCGAAGCACTATGGCAAGACGCAGTAGAGATAGACTATTCAGAGGATGAACGAGATATGCTATACTGTGGTATATGTCATGAGCCATTGACAGAAGATGAAGAAGTTGAACATGGTTTTTGTATCAACTGTTTAACACGATAACTACAATACAGACAACGAAGCAGTCTGTTAAGTATAAAGGGCAACTCTAAAGCCAACAAATTTAGGGAAGAGTAAGTAGTAAACAAACAAAAGGAGAAACGTTATGACAAACGAAACAAACTTGGATGCAGTATTGAACACACTTGATACTGAAGATGGACAATGCAAAGTAACATTCGTGGCTATGGGTTGCGACCCTTCTCCATGCAAAGTTACAGCAGGAATTACCATCGGTGAACTTCGTGAAGCACAAAGCTTGGAAGGTATCAAACTTTCTGATGGTTCAGGTAAAGTCTACAAAGACTCTGATGTAATCAGTGGAGATACTAAAATCTTCAAGTCAACTGCTAAGAAGAATGGCTAATCATGAGTACTTAGAGCCTTATGTGTGAGCATAAGAGCCTAAGAAAAACGGTTAGTAGTCGTCAATAGTCTGAAGCCTAGTGTAATGCTAGGCTTTTCTTTTGTGGTACCGTAGTTCAGTGGTCAGAACAATCCCCTCATAAGGGAAAGAGCACGGGTTCAATTCCCTGCGGAACCAGTTATAACATAGATTAAGGAGCAGACATATGGCTAATACTGAAACTGATTACGCTTACAAAACACTTTATGTGGACTTTAATTATCAGGATAGTTTTTATTCACAACGTATTGAACATCGTCTAGTTAAGATACCTAGACCAATCAAAATCAAACACCCATTGACTAAAGCTACTAAGATATTTGGTAATCTTATGCTTATGTATCAGAATGAAACACACTTTCCTGACTTAATCAGTGGGATTGAAGTTATGGATGAAGCTAAATGTAAGAAGTTTGGCTTGCTCGAGTGTAACACAGAGGTATTCCCTCACCCTAATGTGAACCTATCACCAATGGATTGTCTTATTTATTCAGGGGAAAAGACTAAAGAACCTATCGCCAAGTTGAAGGTCAATAACTTCTGTAATCCTGTAAATGCTGGTGCATTGTGGAACAACTTGGATAACCTGTTTTACCTCACTAATCAGTTAGAGAAGTACACATTCAGTGATGCCTTTAACCAAGCATTGAAGGAACACATAGACTTTGACTTAAAAGAACGTATTGTTAAGTGTGCAAGGTGTAGTACGATTATGAACCCCGAAAAGACCACTGCTATTGAGTATGCAACTAAGCGTTGTAGTGGTTGTATTCAAGCTAATAAAGATGTTACAATGAGAGAGTTCCAACAACTTGTTAAGAGAGAACCTGATAATATGTTCTTTAAACGTGGAACAGACCATTACTATGAGTATAAGTCTAAAGATTACTATGCTTTATGTGAGGGTGAAGGCTCATTATCCAAATACTATTTGCCTTTAGACATGGAAGAGATAACGAAAACTGCTGGTGCTCTACCTAACCAAGAAATGGATATGTGTATCATGGGTCTAGGCTCTGCTGGTAGTGGGCTTATAGACCAAATAGGTAGAACACAGATACTCAATAAGTACACA